GGGGAATGTTTAAGAAATTGGATGTCATGGAAGTCTTCACATGCCTCAGTGCCACTAACAAGGTAGCCAACGGCTTGAGCACCTCTCTTGATACTCTCCAACGTGCCGTCAAAGACTTGGACGACGGAATGGCAGATCATGAGGTTGGCTAAGTTATTTATGGCAGTGGTCATGGTGCTTCCAGAATACAGAACCGGGCGATTGGGCTTCAACTTCACCTTCTTGCGTTTGTCAATTGTGCTGGTCACCTCGATGGGTAACCGGCATTGATCGACAAGGGACTCCGCAGTACTGCGTGCAGGCTCAGGCACCAAATCAATGAACCCGCGGAAAACCGCAGGTCCATGAGAGGCGTCACACTTGCTAATGTCCATATTGAAGAGGTAGACGGCGCCGTTGTGTCGAATCGACAAGCACGCGTCGTCGGAGAAGTATCCGAAGTAAAAGCGGCCGGGTGGGTTGATGAGGTTGTTAAACAGGCTAGTCAAGGAGTTGAAGTCGGGAGACTTCACGAAGACAGCAGTCCCTCCAAAGAAATGGAGTTCTCGGCACTGTGCTTCCTTGAGCATGCCAGTCAAAACGAATCCTTGCAATGATGCGACGACAGAGAGGTCTCCAATCCCCCTCGGGATGCCTCGATACTTCGCCCACTCATCGCGCTTCATCTTGTAAACAACTTTGTGTATCCACACTGGCTCGTACATCCTACCCTCTTCGATGAGCTCCTGCCAGGCTTGAAGCCTAAGGAGTCTCTTCGGGTGTGGGTCGCCAACATGGTCACGACACTCATCAACGACATCAAAGAAATCTTCAAGCTTAGGGGAGAATTGCTCCCGGAGCCAGAGAATAAAGCTGAAGTTCTCGTCGAAATAATCCGCCTGGTTCTCGAACAATTCATCATGGAGTACAGGTCTCTGTCCTGTAATACGCTGTAACATGAGGGATGTATTGATGTCATTCTTTGCGTAAATGGACCCATTATGTGCAACACTTGGACCAAAAATAGTCCGGTATTGACAATCATATATGAGTTCAC